AGCAGTCACAGGTATCAGCTTAACTTCTAGTATTGGTGCGTCTACTACTACAGCTAATGCAAATGTAAATGTTACAGGAATCCAACTTACATCAACTACAGGATCTGTATCAGTAACACTTAATACACCTGTTGATGTAACTGGTTCACAATTAACTTTAGGCTTTGGTGAAGAAAATATTTCTGTTGATGTAACTGCTTCAGTAACCGGTTCACAAGCTAACTTTACTTTAGGCACATATTCAATTTCTGCAGATGGTAACGTAAGCGTTGTTGTAACAGAACATGACATGCAAATGTCAACAGGTAGTACATCAATAACAGCAGATGCGAATGTAAGTGTTACAGGAATACAAGGAACTCTTGGACTAGGAGAAGAAACAATAGATGTTAATACTCCTGTTGATGTAACAGGAAGTACAATTACTTCTGCGGTTGGAAGTGTTACTGCAGTTCCGGGTGTTGAGGTAGCTGTTACTGGCATACAATTAACAACAGCAGTAAATGGACCACTAATTACTGCATGGTCAAATGTAGATCCAGATGTAACAAATACGTGGACTGAAGTAGATAAGGACGTTACGAACATTTGGACTGAGGTTGATATCGCAGCTTAGAGGAGGTATAATAGCCAATTATGGCATCTACATATTCATCAGATCTTAAATTAGAGCTCATGGCCAACGGTGAAAACGCTGGAACATGGGGTACAAAAACAAATACTAACTTAGACTTAATTCAGCAAGCTATAGCAGGTTATGAGTCTATAAGTATTTCAAGTGGTTCTACTACTGCATTAGTAATGAGTAATGCATCTATTTCTAATGCTAGAAATATGGTAATTAAATTTGCAACAGTTACACTTTCAGGTGCAACAACAGTTACCATACCAGATTCAATAGAAAAATTTTATATATTTGATTGTACTGCTATTACCGGACCTACTAATCTTACAATTAAAACTGCATCAGGAACTGGATTTACTTTAGATGCTGCAAGAATTTATGCAGCTTATTCTGATGGTACAAACTTAAATGAAGTATCTTTAGATACTTTAGGAGGTTCCATAGGTACAGCCCAAATTGCTGATGATGCAGTGGACAATGATAAGGTAGCAGACAACGCTATTCAATCAGCACAACTTGCAGACAATGCGGTAGTTACAGCAAAAATATCGAATGCAAATATAAGCACAGCTAAATTAGCTGATGACGCAGTGACGGCAGCAAAGCTTCAAAGAAAATTTACAATAAGTACATCTGCACCATCTGGAGGGAATGATGGAGACATCTGGCTCCAGTATTCGTAATGCATGGGTGTAGGAACATTTGTAAAAGTTAGTGGTGTTTGGCAAAGAGTAACAAGACTTTACGGTAAAGTTTCTGGTACATGGCAAGAGGCAGATAGTGGATATGCAAAAGCATCAGGGACGTATCAACTGGTTCATGTTGCTTACGCTGCATCAAGTTATACTACAAGAACTTCTGGTTCAGGTTCAATATCAGTTCCATCACAAGCAAATGCAATACACTTTCAATACGGAGTAGGTGGCGGAGGTGGTGCTACAGGTGGTATCGATTATGATAAAGCAGGTGGAGAATCTTCTGGAGCAGCAGGAGGTTCGGGTGCATATATTTCAGATGTAATCTACTCTGTATCAGGAGGATCAAGTTATTCTTATTCAATTGGTTCAGGAGGTGCTGCGGGAAACCAAACTGCAAACTTTAAACATCCTAGAATTGGATCTGCAGGAACAACTACAAGTGTATCAGGATTATTTTCACTAAGTGCTGGAGGCGGTGGATCACTTACAGGCGGGGGAGTGCAAGGACCTTTGGCATCTGGATCAGGTGGATCAGCTGGGACTTTTTCTAATTCAGGTACAAGAATTACATCAGGCCAATATTTAGATAGTAGTTACAATGTACAAACAATTGGATCTACTTCAGATTTAACAGGTGGTCCAAGAGGAACATTTAACCAAGCTGCTAATGGAACTGCAGGTGGTTGGAATGGAAACTGTAGCGGAGACAATTGTAGAATAGGGGGTACCACAGGAGCATCGTCTTATGCAGGAGCAGTATCAGGTGGTTCTGGTGGTAGTTCTTCAGGAAGTGGTACTGCAGGAGGTGCAGGTTCAAGAGGATCTGGAGGTGGAGGAGGAGCTGCACAGGTATCTCCAGGGTCTACTAATGGTGGTGCAGGTGGTAATGGAGAAATAAGATATAGATTTTTATACGTATTCTAGTATAAAGATTTTATGGAAGCTAATTTTACCAAGTGGTTTGGTGAACCTGTTTACATTTCTAAAGTAAATAATTTTGAAAAAATAAATAAAAAAATTGTACCTTTGATTGAGAAATATGTTTCTCCAACAAATTCACAATATGCACGGACAACGGACATTCCACCAAAAGACTTACAAGAAATAGATGATAACTTACATTTAAATAAAGATTTTAAAATTCTTTATAAAGAAGTAAAAAATCACATAATTGAATATCTCAAAATTCAAAAATACAATCTGAACAAATTTGATGTTTTTATATTAAAGTCTTGGGCAACTTATTCAGTGAACGATCAATTAATACACTTACATAAACATATGGCTAGTCATTTTAGTTTTGTGTATTATCCAAGAGCAGATAAACAGGGAAACTTAAAATTTGTATCTAACATAGGTAATGATACACATATGTATATACCTTCTAGAGAAGAATACTTTACAGAGTTCGATGATACCAATTTTTCAACAGCAACCTACCCTGCCGAAACAGGTAATATAATTATATTTCCAAGTAAGATATTTCATGAAACAGAAGTTAATAAAACCAACACCCCTAGAATCTCTATTTCTGGAGATATTCTAATTACTATGAAGCCAGGTGTTAAATCTGAACATTGCTTTCCTTCACCGTCTACTTGGAAGAAGCTGTAAAATGATGTAAAATGGCGTATGCCATTAACAAATGTACAAATAAGACCTGGGTTTAATAAATCAGATACACCATCAGGAGCAGAAGGACAATGGATCGATGGTGATTTTGTTAGGTTTAGATACGGACAACCTGAAAAGATTGGTGGATTTACAGCTATAGGTCAAAAAACTATTTCAGGTCCAGCAAGAGCACAACATACTTGGAACGATTTAGAGGGTAGAAAGTATGCAGCATTGGGTACATCTAAAGCTTTATATATTTATTATGAAGATGCATTTTATGATGTAACACCATTAGACACCGCAATTACTGGAGCAACCTTTACATCTACTTCAAGTTCCAATACAGTTACAGTTAACAAGGCAAGTCATGCATTAGATGTTGGTGAATACATTACTTTTACAAGTGTAACTATTCCAGGAACATCCTCTTTTGTTGCAACAGATTTTACAGAATATACTTTTGAAATATTGACGGTGCCAAATGTGAATTCTTTTACAATACAAATGCAAACTACTGAAACAGGTACTCCGATGTCTTCTACTGGTTCAGCTTCAATTAATCCTTATGTAGAAGTAGGTCCAACTATACAAACATATGGTTATGGTTGGGGAACAGGAACTTGGGGAAGACTTACATGGGGCGCAGGTACTACGTCATCTACTGTTATACTTGATCCTGGTTCTTGGTCATTGGATAATTTTGGAGAACAACTTGTTGCAACTGTTAAAGACGGAAAGACATTTGTTTGGAATCCTGGATTATCTAATCCATTAGAAAACAGAGCTACTCTAATGACAGGAGCGCCCACTGCATCAAGACTTACTATTGTATCAGATAGAGATAGACACGTTGTGCATTTAGGAACTGAAACAACTATAGGTGATGCAACCACTCAAGATCCAATGTTTATAAGATTTAGTGATCAAGAAAATTATAATGTTTATGCGCCAACTTCTGTAAATACTGCAGGAACATTTAGACTGGACACCGGAAACAAAATTGTAGGTGCTGTATCTGGTAAAGACTATAACTTAATATTAACAGATCAAGCTGCTTACACTATGCAATTTGTTGGTCCACCATTTACTTTTTCAATAAGACAGGTTGGCTCTAACTGTGGATGTATTGGTCAACACGGAATAGTTTATGCAGATGGTCAAGTGTTCTGGATGGGAACGGGTGGTGGTTTTTTCAAGTTTGATGGTACCGTCAAATTACTTCCATCACTTGTAGAAGACTTTGTGTTTACAACCACTGGAGATAATGTAGGAATAAATTATGCATCTAATGAAATTATATATGCATCTCACAATTCTTTATTTAATGAAATAGTATGGTTTTATCCTGCAGGAACTCCGTTAGGAAATCCTGCTACTCAAAACAATAGAGCAGTAGTTTATAATTATGTTGAAAACACTTGGGCAACCATGACACTAGCTAGAAGCACTTATGCAGATGCCACTACTTATGATGTACCTTATGCAACATCTTACGATTCAACAGCAACACCTACAATAACTAATCTTAGTGGTGCAACTAATACATTTGGTGCTAGTACATATTTTGCTCATGAAGTTGGTAATAATATAGTTGCATTAGATGGAACGGAATCAGCAATTAGTGCTTTTATTCAATCAGGTGATTTCGATTTACCTACTGAAGGGGATGGTCAATATTTATTAAGAGTGAGTAGATTTCTACCTGATTTTAAAAATTTACAAGGGAATGCAGTAGTAACTATAGGACTTAAAAACTTTCCAATTGATGCTAATACATCTTCACAATTAGGTCCATTTACTATAAACTCATCAACACAGAAAATTGATACAAGGGCTAGAGGACGTTTAGCTAATTTAAAAATACAAAATAATGATTTAGATGAAACTTGGAGATTTGGTACATTTAGAGCAGATGTTAATGTGGATGGAAGAAGATGATTACTGTTAATGATTTAATAGGTTTAAATTATTCAAATTTAAGAAACCCGCCAACACCAACATCGGGAATAAATACATTACAACCTACATTTAATTTTAATACTGAAATACCAAACTTAGATTATAATTTACAACCACAAATGATGAATGAAAACAATTTGTTTCCAAGTATGGATGTTAATCAACAACCTATTTTAGCAAATACTACAGGTATTGCTCCTTTAATTACTCCTCCAGCTGATGATGATTATGAAAGTATTCAGATGGATAAAAGAATTAAACCTCAGAAAACAGGGATAAGAAGTTTACTTAATTTAGCAGCAAGATTTGCAGTACCGGGTTTAGGTTTTATAATGAACGCTCCACAAAATTTAGTAGGTTTAAATAGAAGAATAAGACAGTCTGATTTTGGAAGATCAAAAAATTTAATGGATTATTTAGATGCTAAAAAATACGGAGGCATAGACGCAAGAAATAGAGCAGCTTCTAAAACTATGAGAGAGGCAAGAGCGATACAAAAACAACTTGATTTAAGAACCGCAACTGGAAAATATAATGATGGTGGAGATCGAGGAAGAGGACAAACACCAACAAGATCTACTTCAACTAGTAAAGCAACAAGTCCTAGACAATCAAGACAGACTTCTGGTGCTGGAGGACTGCATAGTTACTAATTATGGCTAAGATAAATGTATACGTACCTGAACCCCCTGCAGAATATACAACTGAAGGATTTAGACAAATTAAC